GTACGTCGCTCGGTACATCATGAAAAAGATGACCGGGACAGACTCGGCAAAATACTATGAATGGGTTGATGACGACGGGGTCGTTCATCAAAAAAGCCCAGAATATACAACGATGAGCCGGAGACCGGGCATCGGACAGGGATGGTTGTCAAAATACACCGGGGATGTTTACCCCGGTGACTACGTAGTTCTCAACGGCAAGAAAATGAGGCCGCCGAGATACTACGACACTCAATATGAGATCACGGACGAGAAGGAATTCCGAAAGGTCCGTGGAGCTCGTGTGAGAAACGCAAAAAAGCATGAGGAGAACAATACGAAGGACCGTCTGCGGGTCCGAGAAACAGTGCAAGAGGCGCGACTAAAGTTACTCCCTAGAAACCTAGATGAGAAAGAGATCACATGATCTACAAAATGTTCACCGTCTACGACTGCAAAGCGGAAGCTTATATGGCCGTCTTCCAGATGCCTTCTATCGGCCAAGCTACGCGTGCGTTCGGTGACACGTGCAATGACGAGAGTCATGCATTCTACCTCCATCCAGAGGACTACACGTTGTTCTATTTAGGGGAATGGAACGACACAAATGCGTCGTTCTCTCCCACAACGACGCCTCAAGCTCTTGGCGTCGCGATCGAGTACAAAATGAGTAGCTCGAGGGCGCCACTAGAACCGGCGAATGCCGGATCGAAGAGCAACTCAAGTTCCTTGTCTGCCGAGCAATAGGGGCGGTTCTGCCATGCAACCTTCAGTGATGAAACACGACTTTTCGATGGTCCCGGCTGCTGAGATCCCGCGGTCGTCGTTCGACCGTTCACACGGGTATAAAACGACGTTTGACGCGGGGCTGCTGATCCCGGTGTTCCTAGATGAGGCCTTGCCGGGGGACACGTTCAATCTGTCGATGACGGCGTTCGGCCGACTGGCGACGCCGCTCTTTCCGTTCATGGACAATCTCTTTTTGGACAGCCAATTCTTTGCGGTTCCGATCCGGCTGATCTGGGACAATTGGCAAAAGTTCAACGGGGAACAGACCGATCCGTTGGACTCTACGGACTTTCTAGTTCCGACGATCACGACGGACGCAGCTGGGTATGACGATCCGGTGAACTCGTTCAGGGATCGGCTGGCGGACCACATGGGTCTGCCGACGATGATCGGTGAGGTGACGCACTCAGCGTTGTATCATCGGGCGTACAATTTGATCTGGAATGAATGGTATCGAGATCAGAACCTACAGGACAGCATCGCCAACAATACGGGCGACGGTCCGGACGCCGCGAACGACTATGCGTTGAAGCGGCGTGGCAAGCGGCACGACTACTTCACATCGTCGTTGCCATGGCCCCAGAAGGGTCCTGCAGTGCCTCTACCGCTTAGCGGGAGCGCGCCGGTGCTCGGGATCGGTAAGGGCGATCAAACGTTCGCTGGTGGACCTACGAACGTCTACGAGACTGGGCAAACTGGTCAAACGTCGTTCGCATCCGAAGCGCGGATGGACACGACGACGTTCTACGCCGAGGAGGATCCGGCGAACACCGGGTTCCCGGGGATCTTCGCGGACCTGACCGATGCGACGGCATCGACAATCAATCAGCTGCGTCAGGCGTTCCAAATTCAAAAACTCTACGAGCGGGACGCTCGCGGTGGTACTCGGTACACCGAAATTATCAGGAGTCACTTCGGCGTGACATCGCCGGACGCTCGACTCCAAAGACCGGAATATCTCGGCGGCGGTTCGACGGCGATCAATGTAAATCCGGTCGCTCAAACATCATCAACCGATGTCACATCCCCGCAGGGAAACCTTGCGGCAACAGGTACTCTCAACGTCAATGGACATGGCTTCACGAAATCGTTCACCGAACACTGTATTCTTATCGGCCTTGTCTCTGTGAGAGCAGACCTGAACTACCAACAGGGACTAAACAGGATGTGGTCTCGGTCTACACGGTGGGACTTCTACTGGCCCGCCCTCGCCCATATTGGCGAACAAACTGTCCTGAACAAAGAAATCATGTATCAGGACCTGCCGGACGACGAAAACGTGTTCGGCTATCAAGAGCGCTTCGCGGAATACCGCTACAAGCCGTCTCTTATCACTGGAGCATTCCGCTCCAACTATCCAGGTGGGACACTGGATGCGTGGCATCTCGCGCAAGACTTTGCTGCGTTGCCTACGCTTAATACAACCTTCATCGAGGAAAACCCGCCAGTGGACCGGGTAATTGCGGTTCCGGCGGAGCCGCACATCCTCTTCGATGCTTACTTCCAACTCCGATGTGCCAGGCCGATGCCAATGTATTCGGTGCCTGGGCTCATCGATCACTTCTAGGGGACCCAATGGGGATCTTCTCCAAGATCGCGAGCGTTGCGAGCTCTGCGGCGCCGTATATAGGCGCCATCTCTTCCGCGTTTGGAGCTTATAAGGCGAACAAGGCGGGAGAAGCGAACGTCCAACAACAAATGGCGTTCCAGCGTGAATCTGCCCAGAACTCTTACCAATGGGCTATGGAGGACATGCGGAAAGCGGGTCTTAACCCGATGCTGGCCTACCAACAAGGCGGTGCGAGCGCCATGAGTGGTGCGAGCTTCCGACCACAAAACGAGCTTGCGTCAGCGCCGGCGGCGGTGACGTCCGGCATGCAAGCGACACGTCTGAAAGCGGAGCTGAAGAACATAAATATGGACACCGAGGTGAAGCGGGCTACTGAGCAAAACACGCGTTCATCGAGTACTAAAGCGATACAAGACACCGCGAACATGGTGATCCAAAACCAAATCTTGCAGGAAAACCTGCACTCAGCGAAATCTAATGCCGAACAGGCAAAACAAGCGACAAGCTTCTTCAAAACGAAGGGGGGCCGGGTCGTAAAAATGCTCGACTTAATCGGCCGCGGCCTAAATCCCTTCGCTTCAACTGGCACCTCTGCCAAATCTCTCCTTACTAAATAGCGGAGTAAAAAAATGGAGTATCGTACGGCGTACGGACCGCGTGAGCGCGTCACAATCGACTTTCCACTGAAGTCTTTGGCTCAACAAAGCTTCCGCGATGAGTGCAACATCGCAACAATCATGGCCCGATTCGAGAAGACGGGCATCCTCGAACACTTCAACGCCCACCAGGGGCGATATGGGGACTTCGAGGGCGTTCAGGACTACCAGACCTCATTAAATCAGGTCATGGAGGCTCAACGCGCATTCGAAACGCTGCCGGCGAAAGTACGGGCGGCGTTCGAGAACAATCCGGCGAAATTCTTGAAATTCGCCATGAATCCGGAAAATGAGGACGAGATGTATAAACTCGGCCTCAAAAAGCGGCCTCAGACGGCCGCAGAGCCCCCCTCAGACAACGGGGAGGCGTTAAAGCTAGCCAAGGAGGCCTTGGCAAAAGCGATCGCTGCGGAGGAGCCTCCGCCCAATAAAACACCACCTGTGGTGTGAAAAGCACAGTTCCCTACTAGATGTAACTGTGCTAACTGACACCATCCGACTCAGACAAACAATCGGAGGTGAGTATGAGGCGACCGAAACGGATCTCGCGTAAGCGGTCCAAAAGGCTCTTCACGCGGACAGCGCGCCACACCAAACGGAGAAACGTGAGGAGTGGTCCGATGCGAGGTGGGATCCGGCTTTAGGCGGGAATGGCATGTTATCACCCCCTTCGGGGGTACAGGTCGCGGGGCGTCGATGCCAGGACAGGTCGACGCCCTATTACTTTCAACCGGCGCCTGGGCTACGTGGACCTACCAGTAACGGTCCCGTGTGGACAATGTATCGGGTGTCGTTTGGAACGGTCACGACAGTGGGCCATACGGTGCTACCACGAGGCTTCGTTGCATGCGGAGAATTGCTTTATTACTCTTACTTACAACGATGATCATCTACCTGATAGCCTTAGCGTTGATGTACGGCACTTCCAGCTTTTCATAAAGCGACTGCGAAAAAAGTACGGATCAGGTATCCGGTTCTTTCATTGTGGGGAGTACGGCGAAAAAAACGGCCGTCCCCACTACCACGCGTGCATATTCAATCACGACTTCCACGATAAAACACTGTGGAAAGTACAAAACGATGTGCCACTCTATGTTTCGGCCTCACTGGCCGAACTGTGGCCATTCGGCTTCTCGTCGATTGGCGAGGTAACTTTTCAATCTGCGGCGTACGTCGCTCGGTACATCATGAAAAAGATGACCGGGACAGACTCGGCAAAATACTATGAATGGGTTGATGACGACGGGGTCGTTCATCAAAAAAGCCCAGAATATACAACGATGAGCCGGAGACCGGGCATCGGACAGGGATGGTTGTCAAAATACACCGGGGATGTTTACCCCGGTGACTACGTAGTTCTCAACGGCAAGAAAATGAGGCCGCCGAGATACTACGACACTCAATATGAGATCACGGACGAGAAGGAATTCCGAAAGGTCCGTGGAGCTCGTGTGAGAAACGCAAAAAAGCATGAGGAGAACAATACGAAGGACCGTCTGCGGGTCCGAGAAACAGTGCAAGAGGCGCGACTAAAGTTACTCCCTAGAAACCTAGATGAGAAAGAGATCACATGATCTACAAAATGTTCACCGTCTACGACTGCAAAGCGGAAGCTTATATGGCCGTCTTCCAGATGCCTTCTATCGGCCAAGCTACGCGTGCGTTCGGTGACACGTGCAATGACGAGAGTCATGCATTCTACCTCCATCCAGAGGACTACACGTTGTTCTATTTAGGGGAATGGAACGACACAAATGCGTCGTTCTCTCCCACAACGACGCCTCAAGCTCTTGGCGTCGCGATCGAGTACAAAATGAGTAGCTCGAGGGCGCCACTAGAACCGGCGAATGCCGGATCGAAGAGCAACTCAAGTTCCTTGTCTGCCGAGCAATAGGGGCGGTTCTGCCATGCAACCTTCAGTGATGAAACACGACTTTTCGATGGTCCCGGCTGCTGAGATCCCGCGGTCGTCGTTCGACCGTTCACACGGGTATAAAACGACGTTTGACGCGGGGCTGCTGATCCCGGTGTTCCTAGATGAGGCCTTGCCGGGGGACACGTTCAATCTGTCGATGACGGCGTTCGGCCGACTGGCGACGCCGCTCT